CCAAGAACTCTAAAAGAGTCTTGTACACCAAGCAATATCTCTATTGATCTTAAAACAAGACCATGAGATATAGCTGCTGCAGGAAAGGAAGGATATGTTCCCAAGGGAGTACCTCTCTTCCACCGTATTGTCAGGTTTGACAAAATGTAGTCTTTCTGACTAACAAATTGGAATAGCTTGATAATACCCTTAGGTATCTCATCGAATTGATGCAGTGTCCATTCAATAAACTTGAATGGCCAGTGATTCGTAAAATCACTTAAATCTACACTCCACAATTTCTTTCCAGAACCTAATTGGAGGGCTCCCCAATCAAGTCCTTTCTTTTGATCGTGTGTGCAATCCCATGGAATGCATTTGCATACATCCAAAAGGAATCTTCCTAAAGGATATAATGCACATTGGAAAGTCAGTCGAGGGATCGCAACAAAGCGAGCCTTCATACCTCTTTCCTGGATAGTTGATATACGACCAACAAATTGGTTGTTTATGTCTTCAGGAACTTTCCTGAGCATAGGGTAAAGGTTGTCCATAGCATCAGCTATGAAGCCTTCCATATCATCATCATCCAATGCATCCCAAACAATACTAGTTCTGAAATCATCAACTAAGCGTTCATATGACATTGGCGCAGAACGTGCCAAACTATCACATGATCGTTTAACAGGAGACATTGATATGTCTCTGTAAGTTGTTGATTTGAACTCTACATGGGAAGAACAAAGATTCTTGATATCATCAATAGCAAGAGTTAGAAGCTCCATATTAATAGGAGGCATGACATTAGGTTTATCCGTCATAACTGACGAGAGAAACTTTCTAGTCTGCTTTCTAGTAGGAGCACTAACATTGATGATAGAGGTGTAAACCATTAGTGCATCAATAACTTTACGGAAGACTTTAAAGGAAAGATCTCTTTTAAAGAGGATTCCCACAGCTCCCTTGGGTCTACCATTAATGGTAGCTATCCAAGGAGGCTGATAAGTCGCTCCTGTAAATTTGTTGATAGCCATGAGTTTATACTCCTTAAGTCTTGCTACGGTCCATTCTGGACCACAAGACTTAAGCCATCTATTGATCTCTAACGAGATATCACTAACTTGTTGATTAGAAAGACCTACCTTCTTGAATGGGGCACTATTAAAATAGTGCATGTATTTACACATAATCTCGCCTCCTAAGAAGTGATTCACCAAGGAAGG